CACGACACCAAGGTGAAGCAGTCGTTAAGGCCCTCACCGATGCCCTTCAAGGGCAACAAGGAGAAATCGACGCGCAAAAAGAAATCATTGAAGATCTCCTCGTCGGCCAAGAGGCTGACGCCAGCGCAACAAGCACGACTAGCAGCACAGCAACGGCATCAGTCGGCGCTTCAATCACAATCGGAGGTGGCCCGAATCAACCAGTTGTCGCGATTACAACTACAACCACCACTCCAGCCCCGGCCGGACCTCCCGGTCCGCCTGTGGCCCCCCCTCCCCCGCCAGTTGTAACACTGAGTGACCTGCAGAGGGATGCGCGAACGCGTTTCTCTGAACAGGTCCCTGACGAACTAGATTACGGTCAGGACTTTGCGGATAAAATCGAGTTGGTGAACTGGAGGGGATGGAAATTCTCGTTCACAACCGACGCTGAACAAACCTTTGTGCCGTATTGGGTTTATTTGGCAATTTCTTACTCGTACATCCTCTTTGGAGTCACAATGATGGTGTATGATTCCTGGGCAACATTTGCTGGCTGGTTCGCAGCCAAGACAATGTCACTGTTTTTATCGTACTATCTTTCGCAGAGCCTTAAGGAATATCGTGTCGGACCGGCAGGGTTGGTCGTCACTTTAGTAATCAATACAATTTTCGGTGGATTATGCACCAATCTCCTAGGAACAAACAGCCTGGCCCTACCTATGTGGTTCTCTCTGGCCTACTGGGCAGTAGTTGTTGTTCTTCATTTCCTGGGATTAAATGTGTATCCACTCCTGCCCCTCCAAACCAAGCATACCTACCGCTTGAGTGCCGACGGAATCGATCCAAGAGTGCACCATGATGGCAGATACGACGTAATGTCGTTGGGTAAGCTTGAACACACTCGACCCTTGACCGCTCGTATGCTATATACTCGTTCAGGAATAACCTTTGGAAGGCATGATGGCGCCTTCTACTTCTTTGGGTTCTATAAACCGAAGAAGTTGGATGTTTCCTTGGAACAGTTTGTACAGCTGGTCAACCCCAGGATCTTGCTCCATGGGTCCAGTGAGGAGGAAAATGCTAGACATCTGAACAGACAGGCTAGCGCGCTGCACTCGGTGAATTCAGACAGATATAATCACCTGAGAAATAAGGATTTGAATGGCAATACCGTCCTGTTGGCATTCGGATACCTGCAGCACATCAAACAAAAGATGAAGGACTGTCCTTTTTACAGGGCGCCCCTGTCGAAGTAGCCGCTTACGGCTACAGGTTGGGTGAAGTGGATATTAAGTTGTGGGGAGATACCAAGGATGACTTGACTATTGAGTTTAGACTTGGCGTCGACATTTCGTCGCGTAATCCCGTTAAGGCCTCAAGCGGTTCTCACGTTGAAGGCTGGACGCAACCACATGGTGATCCCAAAGACCCAAAATCGGCAGGGGCGGCAATTCTGAAGCGAGCTGGAGCCAAGGCTCCCGGTTCCGTGGGCAATCGGTGCGTGCGCCGAAAGCTCCAGCGCCTCGGGCGCTGGGTGAGAAAATGGCTACTAAAACATCTGGTACCGCTCACCCCGGACGCGGACACGGGTTTCGAGACCTGGCTTGCTAACACGAATTACCCCGAATGGAGAAAAGAGGAACTGCGGAAGGTTTAC